CCCCTCAGGGAGAGTAGTTGGATTAATAGTAATAGGGAATCGACCCCCACCAAGAAGGACCTCAGTGATTTGACCATAAGCAGCTAGTACTTTTGTTTTAGTTACTTTGACAAAGACTTGAGACTTCTCAGAATCAGTAAACTGTACGTCAGGTCCATAGATACCACGGTAGTTACGGTAAGCTTGTACCCAACGCTCTTCGTCAGCATATCGTGCATCTTCAGCCTTATTAAACCGTTCAGTCACATAGCTTACGATACTGCCAGCAGAGCTATCTGTTGCATACTCTCCAGTGGTGTCTTTAACGCCAATGAGATTCTCTTCGTCTACTTCTACGTTCATTTTCTATTCCTTAGTACCCGAAGGTTGAGTCTGCAGCTTGGAAGCCATTTTGTCTTGAATGTTCTGATGTGTGACTGAAGATGTCACTACGAGGTCTTGTCATGATGCCGTAACGAAGAGCGTCATAGAGGTGGTCTTCTGCATTAGTATCTACATCCTCTGCATTGTTCTTACTAAGTGGGAGAGAAGGTAATTGAGAAATGAGGTGTCTACAAGTGTTGAAGAATACCAGCTTAGGTTCCTCTGTCATCTCGTCTATTGCAAGCCTACGGTGTAGTTCGTTCTTACCTGCCACACGAGAGCCTGCGCTTCGATCTGAAGGCCTCCATCGGCATCCCCTGATGATCATCTGCTCAGCTAGACTTGGGCCTGTATCCCCCCTCTTATGCCAGAGAGAAGAGTCAAGTACTCCATAACTAATACGGTCTCCTTGCTCTGCCCGAAGGATCATTGGTGCAAGGTCTGCTGCAGTGACTTTGGAGACGTATAACTCTCGGTAAACGATAAGCTGCTCAGAAGGGCTAATAGCAATCCAAACAACACCAGTATAGGAACTGTATCCGTAGTCCGCTGCTCTAAACCTAACCCACGAGTCTGGTATATCAAAAGGTTCGATAACATGGTCAGATACATTAAACTCTGGGAAGGCTGCACCTTCAGCTACACTCCAGTCACCCTCAAGAAGTTGGCGTCTCTTATGTTCTGGTAGGGACAACAGGTTAGCTTCATACATACCATCTTCAGCAAGGTACGGGTTATCAAACAAGGTAGCAGGAATAAACTTACGCTGAAAGAGTGGTTGACCTTCGTTACGAGAACCTACAGGCCATACTAGTGTCTTACCTTCAATAGTTTGTGCATCAAAAGTAGTATTAGGTGGAGAAGGGTCAATAAAGGTCTTTTTTACCCAATGATGTCCTGCACCACCCGGGTTAGTTGTAGCTCGTTGAACTAGGTCTAGGCCAGAGTCCCTTGTAGTACGGAGACGAGAACGCATGTAGTCCCAAGCGTAGGGAGTATTCCACTGAGTAAGTTCGTCAAAGCCAATCCAGTTAAAGGCCTGACCTTGGTAACGCTCAACGTCATCGTCCCTGTCAAGGTAAGACATCCAGAGGGTAGCACCAGAAGGGAACACCCAAGTCTTCTCTCGCTCAAGGAACCTAGCGCCGGGGATAGCTGCCGGATACATCTTCTTAGAGATAGAGATAAGTTCACGAAGTTCTTCAGTACTACGACGAACAAGCAACTTATTAGACTTGGGGTTATTCACATAACGAACTGGGTCAGCTACCATAGCGAAGGACTTACCCCCACCAGCAGAACCACCGTATAGGACCTCTTGCTCTGAAGCTGACAGGAAGTCTGTCTGAGGTCCCGGGTTAGGCTGGAAGATAATCTGCTGAGCTTTACTTACATCTATTGGGGCAGGCTTGGCAGACGCTGGTAAAGAGTTCGTCATCTAGTTCTTCCTCCGTTGGAGTTCTTCGGCCTACCCGGGACTCTTCAATCTTACGGGCCTTCTTATAGGCAGACCTGAATTGCTCCAGCAGTCTCTTTGAGTCGATTGACTCTTTAGCCCTCTTCTGTTCAGACTTAACCCTGAGGCTAAGACCTACGTGAGAGAGGTAACGCCCTGACTTGTTAGATAGCCAAGCCGAGACATCACGAAGGGAGTAACTCTTAAGATACTCCTTGGCCTGCTCGAGAAGGATTAACTCTTCTTCTACAGGTAGGAGTACCATTGAGTCCTCTGGGTCTTCTTTGTACCCGAAGGGAAGGAAACGTCCGATACGAACAATGGGGTAGAATTTATAACCTACATCGGTCTTATCAGGTGCAGCGACCCTAAAAAGGTCTTTACGCTTTTTTGACATATTAACTCTTTGGTGGGAGGATAAAAATAGGGTCCTTAGCTGTCACTTCTACTTTTTCAGTGGCTTTGAAACCCCCACGATCTAGCAAGTCTTTGGCAGCAGAGAGACGTTCTTTACCACCAATAATAGTAGGGTCTTCAACAATCTGGTTGACTGTATAAGCAGCTTTGACCCCAGCGTTTGTGAGAAACTTCTTTACTAGTGTAGAAATCTCTTCTTCAAGGGAGGCTACTACATCCCTAGTGGGTGTGTTCTCACTGTAACCAGCGAGACGTTTAGCTTTAAGAAAGTCACCTTGGGCTTCCTCAAAGAGTACATCTAGGAACTTCTTTTGTTTCTCTGTCATATCACTTATTACCCTTCAGAATGATATGAGTTTTCCAAGACCTTTTATTAAGATTTAGAGGTAGATCTTTTGCCCGTTTCTCAGCTTGAGACATGTTTTCATACTGAGCAAAAGTTACATCATTAATGGTGCCCATACCCTTATCTGAAACTTTGACTTTGTTTACATCTTTATCTTTATCTGTAGTTTTCTTAACTCCGCCATCTTGACGGCTAAAAAGCCTACCCCAACCACCCTTAGAAATATCTTCACCCTTAGCATTTCTGAAGATACTATTTTCACCGGTATCAATAGGCTTAGGTACACTGTATGCACCGGGACGTTCTAGGCCTTTTTCTGCTGTCTCTGCGTTAGAGCCACCCTGAGACATTAGGCTAGGAATTCCACTTGGAGAAGCACTGGTGTACTTACGTGCCTGCTCTTTAGTCATCCTACGGCTAGGGGGCTTGGGGGAAATACGGGGTGCTTTGTTTGGAGACTCTGGGGGAGCATACTTATCACCAGACTCTTTAGGGGCACTAGTGCTACGAGTAGGAGGTCGTTTGCTCTTTGAGGGGGAGGACTTAGAAGCAGGCTTTGATTCTGTCTTCTTACCTTCACCCTTTTTATCACCTTTGAAGATGTTTGTCAAGACTTTTGATCCAGAAAAGAATCCAGAATCATTAGTGCCTGCAACTGTCTTGCCAGATTTGTTTTTTACTTGTGTGCCATCCTTAGACAAGGTATAACCTGCTTCAGTGATAGCCTTACGATGTTTGTTTAGATTCTTCATTTTTTATTCCTTAAGTTGCTGCGAGCCTAGTTTCAATAAGGCTATATCTCAAACCCACTGCGGTATTGTTTGTATCAGTACTTGCGGTAAAATACAGGACAGATTGTTCAGTGACTGGAAACCTGTCTTCTGGGGGATAGTCCAAGTGGTTTTCTACCGCTGTGTCAATGTTATATCTAAAGACTTCGTATTTTGAGTTGGATACAAAAGATAAGACCCAAGCTTTAAGAGTCAGTTTTGGAGAGGAACCGCCTGCAAGTTTCAAGGCGTTAACTAAGAGTCCTGTTGCAAGTGCCGTATGACCTGCCTGTACAAAGAACATCGTTTGTTGTGTCGTACCTTCCCCTGCAGGTACCGCAGCTTGAATAGAACCACCAGTTACCGCAGTGGCAGTAATTTTACCTTCATTTACTTGACCTGACCCAGACCTAAAGAGTGCTACCCTGTTTATGCCCAACCAAGTAGAGGTAGTGACTACAGGGGTGAGACCATTTAAGAGGACTACCTCAACCTGACTTATACGATCTGCGTCGATACCGTAGAGCACCATACCGTGCGCTCCAGTGCCTGCATCTACATCATTAGCGCTAGTAGAAACTAGACTTAGAGTTGAGGCTGTTGTTAGGAAAGTAAAGCTACCCCCCTCAGACCAAACTACTTCCTCTGCACCAGTGTCAACATCATTATTGTAACCCCATTTG